TTGGTGGTGAAAAACAATATGTACAGATAATCATTCCAGCTGATACTAAAAATACTATTGGAGAATTAATGAGTCTTAATACTAGTAAAGGAGGATGTGAACTCACTGATATTACTATCAGTGGTACTCTAACTACTAAAATGACACTACTTGCATTTACTATATTAAAAGACAAGTTCCACCATATAAAACAATTAAAATTATTAGATTCATCTAGATTTCCATGTGATGTAGATGGAGTACAAATAGAAGTTTCTCTTGCTCTTCAAAATTACTTATTTTACAGGACTACATTATATGAACAACGTTTCGGTGCATATTTAATTGATAAACATTTGAGAGAATCTTATTTAAAATCTAAAGAAAACTTTGATAATCCTTCTTATAAACCAGACTATTTTGACTTTATAAATAATGATTGTAATACAAAATTATATACTAAATATACTGAATATAATACATGGGGTGATTTTTTTAATTATATAAATAGTACATATAAAATACAAAAATGTAAAATTATATATCCATGGATGACTCGTATTGTTGCTTTATTAGCAAATAATAATATTTTTTCTTCACAATATTGGATAATTGATTTATATAATAATAATTTAGTATATAATATTATATATGATAAAGTACAATTAGGATGTAAATTGCATAAAAGAACAAGAACCACAAAAACACAAAGGAACTTTAATACAGAATTTTATAGTAGATTTTATAAAGAAGCTCCTTATATTCCATTTGATACAATTAGAGAAATGAATCTAGGAAAATATTTGCAATAAATAAATGACTAATAAAGATTCATTAGTATATCGCAGTGGTGATGCTTTCGCCCCCGAACGTATACGTGAAAAACTATTTGAATATATTATTGGTGGACCCAATACTCTCTTCTATTTAAACTACTGGTCTATCATCCACATGCTAAGTGGCGTACTATGTGGCGTACTCATACATAAACTAGGAGGATTTGTAAGTGGTATAAAATATTATGCTATTGGTCTCATTATACATACTTTATGGGAACTTTGGCAAATGATTATAGGTATGTCCATTTATAAAGGTAAGTATGCTTTACGACAATGGATAGATACTTTGGTTGACACTATTATGTTTATTGGTGGTATATTTATATATTCCATTACTGTACCTGCGCCACAGATGCGTAAATTTGATTTATTACGTTGAAATACATACAATCACCCCCTATTTAATACATAAGATGCCTCTTGGAAATATTCTTCAAACTGCTGCTATGCTCCTCTCCCTAAAGGATTCACCTAACTGTGACCCTTATTCAAAGTTTGACCTTATTAATATGGTTATCATGCCTAATCCTGCTCATATTGGCGATGCAGTATATATGGCTATTGAATTTAAAAATAACTATAACGTTATTAATTCTGGTATTGAAAAGATGAAACTATCATTCAACGACTTCCCTATTCCCGTTAATGATGTAGACCTCTGTGACCCTTCTAAAACTATCTGTCCTATCCAATTAGGATATCATAGTTTTAATAACTCATTTATTGCCCCTAATTCTGCAGGCGATTATCATATAAAAGTTGGTTGGTTTGAAAAAGATGGCATAACAAGTCTTCTCTGTTTCAAAGGAGAGTTTAGTATTATTCCTTCTGCAAATACCTATTCTATTAGAGGTAGGTAAATAAACTAATTGGATTACAGAACCAACTTAAAATATACAATAATAATACAATTAGTAATATGTCAGAACTAGAAGATTTTATGATGGATGATACTGATATTGACTTTGAAACGGCCAGTACTTTTTCTTTTCAATCAGATGAATCAGAATGTGATGGTTCTACAACAATCCCTTTACATCCTTTTCTCAGAAACAATAAACCTAACATTATAACAGAAGAAAACTATAAGAAAGTTAAACAGACACTTGAAAGAGCACATAAATCTGTTGAAGAATGGGGGCCTTCTATTTTTTATGTAAATGATGAATTTATAACATATGATTTATGTAAGAAAGCTATTGATAATCATGATGGTGCTATATGTAGTATTAAACCACAGTTACTAACCGAAGAAGAATATTATAAACTCTGCTTGCAATCTATTTCAAATAATGGTTTTAATATGAAAATTATTCCTGAACATGTTCAAACACAAGAGTTATGTGATGCTGCTATTAGGTCATCTTGTTGGGCTCTTCCTAACTGTCTTGACAAATTCAAAACTAGAGAAAATTGCCTAATTGCTGTCTCTGGAAATGGTGAAACAATTAAACACGTTCCTACTGAATTTATAAATGAAGAATTGTGTTTAGCTGCTGTAAGTACACCCTATCGCTGTCTAAATTTAATTCCAAAGGAGCTTATTACAAAAGAAATGTGCGAAAAAGCTGTTAAGTCGATTGGTCAAAATATTCAGGATATTTCTGATGAGTTTATGTCATCCGAATTAGGCCTAATTGCTGTACAGTCCCCTGGAAATAGCATGATAAGTATGGCTGGAAATAATATTCGTTTTATTAATCACAAATATCTTACAAAAGAAATTGTTATTGAAGCTGCAAGACACTGGCCTTCAATCTATAAAGATGTTCCTGAAGAATTTAAAACAGAAGAAATTGAAAAAGCCATATCAGATACAAAACAAATACCTGATAAACACAATGGAAAACATATAGACGAATGTCGTATACAATAATATATTTGGCACTACAAAAAAACTAAATTTGATTTTTTAGTTGCGTCTGTAAATAGTACCTTAAAGTAATTAAATATGTCATCTCTTCTCTCAAGCAGTCCTATTAGTGGAACTAAACCTATTCTTATCAGTATTGATGGATTAATCGGTTCAGGAAAAACCTATTTGCTGAATCAATTAAAGAAGGAGTACCCTGAATGGCACTTTATTGATGAGCCTCTTGATACTTGGACTGCTCTTAAGAATGAAAAGGGTGAATCTTTGCTAGAAGTATTCTATAAAGATAAGATGCGCTGGTCTTATACTTTTCAGAATTGTGCAGTTCTAAGTCGTTATCGTAATATCAAAAAATCTATTGATGATTGGCGATTTGAATGCATCTCCAATCCTGACGTACGCCGCCACAATATCTTCGTAACAGAACGCTGTATTGAAACAGACTTTAATGTCTTCGCTCAAATGCTTCATGATGACGGTTATCTTGATGGAATTGAATGGGACCTTTATAAACAATGGTATAGAATGCTACACGACCAAGCTAATGTGAATGGTATTGTTTATGTAAATACTCCTGCTGATATTAGTATGGAGCGTATTCATCTAAGGGCTCGTAAGGGTGAAGATATCATTCCTATGGATTACTTGGAGAATCTGGATAAATACCATAAGAAGTGGATTAATAATACCAGTACTCAATTTCTAATTTATAACAATTATGATATTGATGAAAATAATAAGAATACATGCAGTGATGTTGCGAAGTTTATCAATAAATTAAGATAAATTGCATAATATTTTACTAATATATTTTTATCGGTTTTACTAACAATTTAAAATGACAATACTATTAGAATATAATTATGTCATTTCAAAGACCTCGCGGTGACATCACAACAGTTCTTGATCTTGCGCCAAGAACAAATGAAGATGATGCATATTTCCCATTAAACACACCCCTTACGTGGTTCTATCGTTCGCCGAATCGTCGCACCATTAACTTTGCTCCACAATTACAAACCACCGAATATCGTGGCTCTGCCACTTTCGGACAAACTGTTGTTTTTGATATTAATACACGCTCAAGTGGTGACCTTCTACATGCACTAGCTATCCAAATAGACCTTGAATCTTGGATTAGCTCTTCACGCATCCTTGATTTTTTAGGCGGTCGTATTAAATGGGCGCAGCCTCAAGAAGAATGGACTTGGGTTAACTCTCTCGCAGCTTGCCTTATTGAATCTGCAGAATTCCAAATAGATGATGTCTGTATTGAACGTATTGATACTGTATTCTCCGATATCTTTAATCGTCTCTTCCCTGATATTAATACACAATTAGGTGTTTCTCCTAATGCACTTGGTACCTACTCCCGTCGCCTTATGGCTGAAGCTGGTGTTGCTGGATTTGACCATACTGCTGGAGCTGTACCCAATCCTTTTAATCCTAATAATATATTTACTATTGAAGATGGTAAAGTTACATGTGTGTTACCTTTTTGGTTCTTGAGGGGGCGTTATAAAGAATCATTCCCGTTAGTGAGCTGTTCACAGCAAATTCGTATTGCTGTCAAAATTCGCAGCTATGAGGAGCTCGTTCGTCGCAGCTGCGGATTCCGTGATAGCTGCGAAGAAATTCCTAAAGGAATGTCGGCAGCCGGCGCTGTCACTGTTGTTGGAGAGTCCGAGGCACCAACAGCCATTCCTATTCGCTATCTTGCTGCCGATTCAATGACATTTAATAATTTACGTTTGCTGTCTTATGGTTCTGTGATTGATGGTCCTATCAGAGATGAATACTTACGTAAACCATTTGAAGTTTTATATAGAGAACTTAATACATTTACATTTGACCAGCCCCTTAAATATAGTACTATTAAAAGTAACTCAACAACTGATGTAACTGAAGTTTTGTTGCCACTTGAATGCAATGGACCTATTGAAGAAATTATTTGGGTTGTTCGTAGAAAAGCTGTTAGGGTAAATAATGAATGGACAAACTATGGACCTCTTGCAGAAAAACAATTAGCTGGTCCTGATGGGTCAGTACGTGATGGTGTATTTGGTATGGATGGACTTGTACAGAAAGCTGCTATACAAGTAAATGGACAGACTGTTGTTGAAATGGATGGTGATTGGTTCAGAAGACATATAGCAGAAAAACATAGGAGTGGTATTGTTGCTTATAACTCGTACATATATGGGTATTCTTTTGCGTCATCTCCTGGAATTCATCAGCCTTCTGGATGGGCGAATATGAGTCGCGCACAGAATGTTCGTTTGAAGCTGTGGGTACGTACACCTTACTCTGCTGCTGACCTGATAAATGTTGATGGATTTCCTGAAGAAGATATTGCGCAAACATGGGAAATTTTTTGTTATACTATTGGCATCAACTGGATGCGTTTTGAGAATGGTATGTGCGGGCGTGTATTCAGTTCTTAAAGAGTTTTTGATTATTTAAATGTATATTATTATATTAAATGGATTTATCTAATAATATATATAGTTATATAAG